TTCCGAATTGTATATTGGATACCGCAGCCAAAATACATGGATGATCAACTGTATAAAATAGTAAAAAAACCATAGAAATAATCAACATATCAAAAAGAGCGAATGTTTCAAAAGCCGGAGAGTTTGTATACAGTGGATTAGAATTTACCGTCCCAAAAGGAAACATTTTTATTGTGCAAATAAAAGCCCATTATCAGCAATCAAAACCTTCGCAGATTGCTGTAACGAATTCAAAAACCGAATGCACAGATAATACAGTAATTGATAAGGCAGAAAGAGATCCTGCTATAGTAACATGCGTTCCTCCTATAAATAACACAGACAGTACATATTATGTATGGGTAAACTATAGTAAGGCAGGAATGAACGAAGTTAGTGCAAGAGGAATTTCTTTAAAATAGCAAGGATCAAAAAAATGATGGAGAACATAACAACGAAACGTTTGCGACAACATGGATATGATGGACGGTGTATTGGAAGCTACAAAAGTATATTCTATATGCGGCCCAGAACTCCTGTTTAATTGGTTTGTGAACAGTACATCTCATGTGGCAAAATGAATCTGTGGGAGGTACATTATTTTGACAAAATTGAAAAAATCCGCATCTGATAAGACATATTACTGCTACAAGCGCTTTGGAACGTGGCATGGATGTTACAGAATTACAAAAGATGTTAGGACATGAAAAATTAGACACGACTATGATTTATGCGAAGGTATCGCAAGAATCATTGAAATACAGTCACCACAGATACGTGGTGTGAAAGGAGAACATATGGAAATTAAAGGTATTGACGTATCATCTTTTCAAGGGAAACCTGATTGGACGAAAGTTAAAAATTCTTGAATCAAGTTTGCGATATTAAGAATTCATCAGAAATCTGGAATTGATACATCTTTTGAACATAATTACAAAGGTTGTAAATCCAATGGAATTCTTATCGGTGGGTACAAATACAGTTATGCTTTAACACCGGCACAAGCGATTGACGAAGCTGAGAACGTAATTTCTGTTCTTGGTGGACGTGGACTTGACTTTCCAGTATTCTACGATCTGGAATGGGCACAGCAAAGAAGTCTCGGAAAACAGGCTATCGAGAATATTGCAGTAGCGTTTCTGACCAGAATCAAGAAAGCTGGTTATAAGGCCGGTATCTACTGTAATCTGGACTGGTATAATAACGTTCTGTCAGATGCTTTGAAGCAGTATGATTGTTGGATTGCTCGTTATCCAGCAAGCGACAATGGTTCTGTGCAGGAAAGATTACGTCCGAATGTCGGTGTAGGCTGGCAGTATTCCAGCAAAGGAAAAGTTCCAGGAATCAGCGGAAATGTTGATATGGATGTGTTCTACAAAGACTACAGAGATTCTAACCAGAAAGGAGAAACTAAAATGGTAAAAATCAGTAACTGCGGACATGATGAAAGAGGAAGATATGCAGGTGGGAAAGCAGGAGATCAGACTGGTACAGAATATCAGATCATGAACTGGTACAGCAGACCGTGGCTCTGTGTTCTAAGATTCAATGACGCTAAAATCGCAACCATGATCGCAGACATGGCGACAAAAGCGGCACAGAACAATCTCATCGGATACGATCAGGGTACTTCCGGAAACAGCAATGACCGGTATTCGTTCTGGCGGCACTTAAAGGCAAGTAACTACGATCCGGCGCAGATCACGGTAGCTTGTGAATCTGATTGCAGCGCAAGTACAGCAGCTATCGTCAAGGGTGCTGGATATCGCCTAAATAATGCAAAACTGAAAGCAGTAAGCATCTATCTGACAACACGGAACATGAGAGCTGCAATGAAGATTGCCGGTGCGAAAGTACTGACGGATAGAAAGTATCTGACATCCGGTGACTATCTAAAGGCAGGAGATATCCTCCTGAATGATAACCACCACGTGGCTATCGCTGTTACCACTGGCGCAAAAGCAAGTACGCTTTCAACGCCAACTATTCTGTCTAAAACTCCGAAATGGGTGGGAAAGGTAACTGCAAATACACTTAATGTCCGCACATGGGCAGGAACAGAGTATGCACAGCTTAAAAGCTATCCTACACTTGCAAAAGGCAATTTAGTTGATGTATGCGATACCATTAAAGCCAAAGATGGAGCATCTTGGTACTATATCCGCATTGCCGGAAAATATTTTGGATTTGTTTCTGCAAAATACATCAAAAAAGCATAAATTTAAGCCCCTTGGAATTATTCTTTGGGGCTGTTTTTTTACATATTGTATCAAATTCGTGTTGCATTTCGTGTTGCATAGTTCTTCTTTTTTATGCCAAAACTGGCAAAATAACATATTTTATGAGCTAATTTAAAATTGCTGTAAGCATTGAAAATACTTGATTTCTTGGCAATCCTAGTAAATACAAGTACTGCATAAAAAATGCGGATGACAGGACTTGAACCTGTAAGAAAAAGCCTAACATTCCCTATTTTACAGCATTTGTTTATTTCGTGTTGCATTTTGTGTTGCATAGCTTTGAAAAATAATCATTCCCAATTTCATTCATCTCTTTTTCTCGATCAACCAGAACGTGCCGATATACATTTTTTAATGTGGTATCATCCTCCCAACCGCCGCGCTGCATAATATATACATCTGGAATTCCAAGAGTATGCAACTCAGATGCGCAATAATGACGCAAATCATGAAAACGGAAATGATGTATATGATTATCCTCTAAAACATCAGCGAATCTATTAGATATTTGCGCCGGATTCAAATTTGTTATTTTTCCATGTATACCTTTAAGTTTTTCTGCAACGAAATCCGGAAATGGAATAAAACGATCGCCAGCAAAAGATTTTGGTCTTTTGATAACCCAACCATGAGAATCATTCATAACCATAGCATATTCGACATGTACTATGTTCTGCTTGATATGATCAGAATTAAGCGCGCAGATTTCTGACCGCCTCATTGGACCGAATGCTGCCAGAAGAACAGGTATCTCTAATTCACTACCTACAGTACATTCAATTACCTTTTTGACTTCGGCAGATGTAGGTACATAGATTTTCGGTCTTACCTTTTTAGGTAAGGAAGTTCTTAAGATGAAATCCGAACGATAAGTCTTCAAGACAGTAGAAAGAAAGCCATGCATATTGTACACAGTTTTTGGCGAATGAGTAAGTGCTTCACGATTCATTTCAGCTTGAACATCCTCTTGAGTGATTTCCATTATATTTAATGACATAAGTTTAGCCATGTCTCTTTTGACAGATCGCTTATATTCTCTAATAGTTCCAGGGGATAAAACACCTGTTCTGCTTTCTATGTATTTATTACATGCCTCTTTTAATGTCATATCTTCTGGTGGAACATATCGCGCAGTCAATACTTCACTTTCTTTTTTTGCTGCCCATTCGGCAGCCATTTGCTCACAGATTCGCTTCCCTTTTTTGCTAGGATCTGAGCATGTAAAAGATTTATAAACCCTTTTCTTTTTGATGGTCCCGTCTGATAATGGGATTTCTTCGATGTGACTGAATACCTGACATCTCCATGAGCCAGATGGCAGTTTTTTTGCAGTTGCCATTTCTTTTCCTCCTTATTAACCGAACAAACTTTCTGACTTGTCCGAACACACCGAAGATGATACAATATGACTTGTCAGGCGATACGTTTCACTTCAGTATGCTTTGCGGAACGTAAAAATATTTTTCTTTTTTTTTTAAAAACCGGTTCTCATTGGTAGTGAGAGCCGGTTCTTTTTTATAAAAGTTCTGATTTTTTCTGGTCAAATTCTTCTTGAGTAATAATACCGCTATCTAAAAGCTCTTTGTAATCCTTCAGTAGTTCAACGGATGTTTTCTGATTTCGAACATTTTCAACAGCATCAGAGCTTTTGAAAATATTGAAGCTCTTTAACTGCATATCTATATTTGAACTACAGCGGAATCCAATAGTATTTATTTGATTGGTTTCGATATTCCGCATTTTCATAGATGCATAAGAATCCACTTCAATGTTATCACTTGTTGTGGTAGCAGTTCCAGTAGTAGTGGAATTATTCTTTCCTTTGGTTTTCTTTCCAGTTCCAACAGCTGCACCGACTATAGTTCCAACTCCCGGAGCAATAGCGGTTCCAACAACGGCTCCTGCTAAATGCCCTCTTCGTTTCGTTTTTTCTTTACTTTTCCCTTTAGTGTGAGATGTTGTAGTTGTCTTTTCTACTGTTCTGTATTCCGGCCCGTTCCATTCATAGTCGAAAAGTTCATATTTGGTTGGAGCATCTGACACTGTAACAGACCCATCTTTCCATTGCTTCAAATCAAATCTTGCGTGTTTGGAACCAAGCTCAAAATCCTCCTTACCGGATATAACTCTCAGATTCAATACTCGAACAGGTTTTTCTACAACCGCTGGCTGGGTTGCTACGGAATTATTTGATATTGCAGGTTTTTGAACCTTATTTTTAATAGACAGCAAAAGTGCAAAAATAAGATACAAAACAGCAATTCCAAATACCTCAAGTACAACAACGACCATAATATTGTCTGATGAAAGATCGTTTGAACTCATCAAGGCCACAATCATTAATACAATTAATGCGGTCCAAACGATCATCAACACATTTCGTATTTTTTTCATATTTCCCCCTTTTGACACGATTACTCAAAATTCTCGATATAATTCTTATATAGATTCCTTATTTTGGCAGCCTCCCTCTGCCTGATTGGAACAATATCCCCCGATATCATCTCAAAATGATCTGATGCATCTTTAATTTCGTCCATGTTGACGATATAACTTTGATGGCAACGGAGAAATCTTCCATCAAGATGCGGCTCTATATCTGACAGCTTTCCACGTGCTACATGAATAACGCCGCAAGTACAGTGGACGAGAATTGATTTATTTCGGCTTTCTATGTATTCGATATGCCGGAATTCTACCCGGTGGAAGTGGTCTCGGTTTTTGATAGTTAAGGCTTTCTCTCGGATATCTTCCAACGTGTGCGCTACGACAGAAAACATGCGTCCATGTTCAGAACCTTTGATGATGTAATGCACTGGTAAGACGTCTAATGCGTCAAATACATAGTTTTTATATGCTGTCCAGAAGGCAATGTTGCCATTATATCCATTTTTCCTGAGCTGCTTTGCGACATTTATGCCATTCTCATTATTTAGGACCACATCCAGCACGACTATATCGTACCATTGACCGTCTGCTATATCATCAATCAGCGGCTTCCCACTACTATAAGTGTTTAGCGTGTAGCTCTTGTCTCCACACTTTTTCAAAAACTCATCAACATGAGCCTTAAAAAAATCAATCTGCAAAGGATTATCGTCACAAATCGCAATTTTCATTCAAATCATTCCCTTATGGGCGTTGTTTTCGCCATTTGCAAAAAAAAGTGTTTAAATATGTTATTTTTATTATAACATCGTTAAATTTAGTTGTAAATAGACATTTTTAGGTGATTTGTAAAATGAAAATAATCAAAAATATACTAATTATAATAGGAGCTGTGCTTTTGCTTAATTACATTGTTTGTTTACCAATGTGCGTAGACGATTATATCCGCGAAGAGTCAGAAGTGTATTCTGTCCAAAATGCGTACAGATCTTCTACCCTACATAAGAATAGCGCCCATGAAATAAAGCAGACCATGCCACCGTTTTTATTCGCCCTGCCACTAAACAGAAAAGACTATATCTTTGATGTTACGAATAATTTCTATGCAATCATAAACATATCGGTGTATATCTGGCAGTTTCCAAGGGCGAACATTAGTGGTATAATAGCAAAAAATGAACGAATGTTCGGTTATATTTCCCACAAACCGCACATATACTGTAATGTAGGTGGTAATTGCAATAGGGAGGGTTATTTATGGATTATAAGAAAGAGATTATTGAAATGATAGAAAATATACATAGTGAAAAATTTATGAAGTTTTTATACAACATGATTATTTCGTTCAAAAAACAATGGGGGTATTAAGAAAGCAGGGAATTAATCCCTGCCTTTTTTATGGAGAAATTCAATCATGTCGAAAACGCTTTTCTTATCAGATTCGCTTAATTCAATCAGCAACTTAACATGTTCAACGATGTTTGGATTTGACATCATCTTTGGAATAAAATCCGTGTCTGTTTCCAAATTCTCTTCCCATCCCATTAGGTAAGCGGGCGTTGTACTAAGTGCTTTCGCTAACTTATCTATGTATTCAGCAGGAACTTTATCAATATCACCCTTTTCATATCTAAATATAGTTGATCTTGAAACTCCCAATTTCTCAGCTAACTCATCAGCACTCATATTAAGTTGTTTTCTTCTTTTTTTCATTTGTTCACCAGTTTCCGACATTTTCCACACCTCCTTTCCTTGAAAATATAATACCACAAGTGATGCAAATATGCAACAAAAATAATTGCAAAAATGCGATTTTTAGTATTGACAAATGCGACTGCGAGAGGTAATATATAATCATAAAGTCGCAATAATGCTACTGGAAAGGAGGTGAAACTTGTGATTGTAAATATAGCAAGACTTAAAGGTAAAATTGTTGAGCATGGAAATACGCAAGAAGCTGTTGCAAGCGCAATTGGTATGGACAGAAGTACTTTTTACCGCAAACTGAAAGACGGCGGCGAGAAATTTACAATCGGTGAAATTCACGGAATTGTAAGCGCAGTTCCTTTAAGCAGGGACGAAGCAATAGACATTTTTTTTACACAGCAGTCGCAATAATGCTACTGGAAAGGAGACGAAAACATGAAATACAGTCCGCTTGGTAGTGGAAAGCTGATATTTCAAACTTTCAATGATGGTTGCTTGAAAACCACTTTTGAAAGAGAGAACGGATTGAAGTCCGAATATGAAATTTATGTAAATTGGACGAATCCGAATCAGTTAGCAGAAGTTTCATTTCAGTTGCCCTTCCGCGATTGGCAGACACTTGAAAAGTCTGAGGTTTGGAAAAATCTGGATGAATTTCTGTCGGAAGTTCAAATCGAATATATTCCGAAGTACCGCCAAGCCCAACCAATTGTAGAGGAAAAGGTTGTGTATAGAAGTCTGTTAGGTTCTTTAATTGCATTCTTTCGTGATAAATTGACTCGCCAATAGCACGCCCTTTTAAGCATGAATAATGGGTTCCGCTATACACATAAGAAATATTTACGATTGATATGGCAACTCTGGAATGATTGATGATTTCAAAATGAACAATCAGTTCATTATTATCTTTCAACTTGAAACCAATAGGAATAAACTCTATCTTTTTTCGAGATTGGAATAAGTTCCATGCAGTTCCAGCAGACCCTATTAACCCAAGCATAAAGGAAACATTTTCAAATGTAATGATTTCTTTAGCTGATTTTAAAATTGAAATGATTTGATTTATTTTAATCACCTCCCCGTACAGGGAGTATAACACGAAACGAGGATTTTTAAAATGAAATTTCCGAGATATGTATATGTGATTACTCATGTAGTCACAGGAAAGAAATATGTAGGCAGCACAAGAAATGTTAAATCCAGATTTGCAGAGCATTTAAATCTTTTAAAATCTGGCAGACATACTGTCGAACTTTTTCAATCTGATTGTGATACTTTTGGTGTCAATTTAACTTGTGAGACGATTGACACAATATCGGATTATAGTGAAAAAGAAAAAGAGCATGAATGGCAGAAAAAACTTGGGACATTAAATCCGTCAACTGGTTATAACTACAAAGATCAGAAATGGAATAACCACAAAGACTGGGCTTTAAGCCATGGGAAAAGCACTGAAGGAAGAGAAAAATGGAAAGAAATATTAGAAAACAGTTCCGAACCATGTGTTCTGATTTCTGCGTGCATCACAAATTCCTGGCTCGGCAGAAACGGATTTGCAAAAGAATTAGGAATTTCCATAAAAGAGCTGAAAGAAATTGAATCCTATAAAAAAGAACCAACAATCAACCAGCTTAGAAAGATTAGTGAATTATCATCAATTCCTATGGATTATATTTATGTGCCAAATATTTTTTGATCAGGAGTAAGAAGAAAATTCTTAAAAGTAAATATAACCTAATCAAACCATATATAAGGAGGAAAACATGAAGAAATTTGAACGATACCTTATGATTGCTGACCTTATGGAAAAACATTTTGAAAAATAAAGTGCTCCGAAGGAGAGCTGAAACCTCTCGCCTCGGAGCTGTAAACCACTAACCACACTAGCGGATTACGGGATAATCATATCATTTCTTCCTGTATTTCGCAAGAGAACAGGAGGATTTTTTATGAAGAAAACCGAGGATAAAAAAGTGACAAATTTTGAAGAGTTCGAAACTTTCTATGCAGTTGAAGTTGTAAGAGAGGCAAAAAAGCAGACTCACAAATGGTTCTGCGCATGGATTGTAACCATGATTGCATTAATTCTTTCAAACGCTGCATGGATGTTTATTAAGTAAGAAAGGAGGAAAGACTGTGGCAATCAGATATACCACAGAGCAAAAGAAATACATCCTTTTAAAAGGCAATATTGCAAAAAGGATGGAGGCCGAGCGAGTAAGTGATGCACAGATGGCAGCAATTACCGGAATGGCAGAAAACACTTTCCGTAAAAAGCGAAATAAGCCAGAAACATTCACGTATCCGGAACTGCGGCATATTTTTATTCGATTGAACTTCCCTAACGAGGAAATATTGGAGGCTTTGACATGAAAGATTGGATAGACTCCATTCTGATTGGAGGGATAGCAACGTATCTTCCGTTCTGGACCTGGGACAACAGCCGTGACCAGATCATGGGAGCGTTGGGACTGATCGGAGCTGTGTACATAGCAAGGACGTGGAAAGAATGGACATGCTAGACATGCCAACTAAAAAAGGATCCTCAGAGCTGCAACTCAAATAAGGATCCAAGACAATATATCTCTTCTTCATTGTAGAAGGAAAGAAACCAAAAGTCAATACAAGGAGGAAATTATGAACGAAGAGAAAATCAGAGAAATATTTGATTTGTGTCTGAGAGTTTCAAGTGAAACAACGGCGCATGTGAATTTTGACTATACGGCGTGTGACGACATATCCAGAGTTTATATTTATGTATTTAATGATGCAGGGGAGATCGTAAAGCATTTTTCAGTGTGCCAGTTTTACGAGTTTCCGTCCGAAGCTGGAAGTTTTGAGGGTGCGAAGAAATACCTTTTGGAACTGCTTATCAACGGGAGGTGTCCGCTATGAACTTCACTGGCAACGGAGATATAAAGGATGAATACCTGGAAATCATTACGCATAGACATTCCGGGCCAATAAAAAGACAAGCAAGCAACTATAGATTAGTAGAAAGAGAGGGAAATAAGAATGAATCTGTACGAAATCGAAAATGAAATCCTTAATTGCGTAGATATGGAAACAGGGGAAATCGTAGATATCAAAAAGCTTGAATCTCTACAGATGAAAAGAGACCAGAAAATCGAGAACATCGGTTGCTGGATCAAGAATCTTTTGTCAGATGCAGAAGCACTGAAATCTGAAAAAGAAAATCTTGCCAAGAGGCAGAAAGTCGCAGAAAGCAAAGCGGCATCACTGAAAGAGTATCTTTCCCGATATCTGGATGGTGAAAAGTTTAAGTCTGCAAGAGTAGCAATTTCTTTTAGAAGTGGTAGCTCCGTGGATATTGCGGAGGGTGCATCTGTCCCAGAAGAATATCTTAAGTATTCAGAGCCTAAGCCGGACAAGGCCGGTCTGAAGGCAGCACTGAAAGCCGGAGAAAAGTTTCCGGGAATTACTCTGATAACTTCGCAGAATATCCAGATCAAGTAGGAGAGGCTTATGGAAAATCTTGAGTTATATAACAAGGTTCGGGAAGTTCCTAAAGATGCCCAAAAAGCTATTACGGCAGGACGGTTGAAAGGTTTTACAGACATCAACCCGATGTGGCGCATCAAGTGCTTGACGGAGCAGTTCGGCCCCTGCGGTCTTGGCTGGTATTACAAAACAGTTGAGAAATGGATGGAGACTGTTGGTGATGAGATATGTGTTTTCGTGGCGATTGAACTGTACGTCAAATACGAGGGCGAGTGGTCACAGGCAATTCCCGGAACCGGCGGCAGTAAGTTGGCGACAAAAGAACGGAACGGAGTCTATGTATCTGATGAGTGTTACAAAATGGCAACCACGGATGCATTGTCAGTGGCATGCAAGAATCTTGGTATTGGTGCAGATATCTATTGGAATGAAACCAAGACCAAGTATGATCAGCATAATAATCCTGGATCGGAGATTTCAGATGCGGATATATCAGCATTACGTTCGTTCATGAATAAGAATGGACTGAGTGAAAAGAAAGTTCTTGAGAAATATCGTCTTACCTCTGTCAACCAGCTGACGATAGGAAATATCAAGGCGATAACGGATCCAAAAAACATAGATTATTTCAAGCAGAATTGTGGTGCTTAAATGGAATTCACAGGAAAGATTAAATCGTTAGCAAAAGATCTTGTGACAGATAAGTGGAATCTTCAGATAGAACTGAATGAGGATGCACGAGATGCTGGCGAACTGGCAAAACTTGATAAGCTAGATGTTCGCCTTAAACAGCACAGAGATAAGCGTTCACTGGACGCAAATGCATATTACTGGGTATTACTCACTAAGCTTGCCAGGGTGCATGGATGGACGAATGACGAAGCTCACAACCGGATTTTGCGTCGTTACGGACAGATAGAGCATGTTGATGGAAACCTGATAGCTGTTTATCTTCCAGATACTGAAGAGACAGAAAACGATGTATTGAGCAAGGTTGAGTATCATCTGAAACCACTTCCAAAAACGGTAGTAACAAGAGATGGAGAAATAAAAAGAGTGTATATACTTCTCCGTGGATCCAGTACATATGACACAGAGGAGATGGCACGCTTGATTAGTGGATTGATTCAAGATTGCAGGGATTCTGGAATACCAGACGGCGAGATTATGACGCCATTTGAGAAACGAAAGCTTTTTGAGCAGTATGGGATAGGTGGTGTAAATGAACAAAAGAACAAAAGCGTTACAGTTTGATGCAAAAACGCGCAAAAGAATTCTCGATAGAGATCACGGCTGCATATTTTGCCAGATTGGTTTTTATATGCATTCTTCATCCGATTTCCAATATAAGCAGCTTGATATTATGCATATTGTCAACCGATCACAGGGTGGACTTGGAATCGAACAGAATGGAGTTACCGGATGTAGATACCACCATCAGCTCCTAGATAATGGAGCAAAAGGTTTACGACCAGATATGCTGGCATATATCGAAAAATACATGAGTTGTATCTATCCCGGATGGAATCCAAAAGAGCTTATATATAAAAAATACGGGTGCAACTAAAATTCATATAGATATATCACACGATTTTCCTTCAGGGAGTGACCTGTTATAACTTCCTGAGGGGGAAAGGAGACGCATGAATAGTAGAAGTAAAGGGGCTGTCGGAGAAAGGGAAGTAGCAGGTATCCTTCGCGGGTATGGTTACAAGGCAAGAAGAGGTCAGCAGTATTGTGGGTCCAACGGAGATGCGGATGTAGTTGGTCTTCCTGGAATTCACATTGAAGTGAAGAGAAGAGAAAAACTAAATATATATGAGGCTGTAGATCAGTCAAAGAGGGATCGGAAACCGGATGAACTTCCGGCGGTGTTCCACAGGAAAAACCATTGTGAGTGGTTGGTTACGATGCCACTTGATGAATGGATGAAGATATACGAGGAATGGGAGGCTGGTTATGGATTACGTGAAGATCAGCAGGAAAATCCTTGATTGGGAATGGTACACGGACATCAATACAAAGGTGCTGTTCCTGCATATCCTGCTAAAGGCAAACTGGAAGCCGGGCCGCTTCCAGGGAACAGAAGTGCCGAGAGGTTCACTGGTTACTTCGCAGCAGAATATGGCGGCAGAAACAGGCCTTACAATAAAGAATGTGAGAACTGCACTAAAACATCTGGAAAATACCGGAGAGGTGGCAGTCAGCCGACACCCTAAATTCAGCGTAATTACAGTAAAAAACTACAATCAGTATCAGTCAAGTGGCAGTCAAGTGGCAGTCGAGGGGCAGTCAGAGGGCAGTCAAGTGGCAACAATAGAAGAAGGGAAGAAGGAAAGAAAGGAAGAATATAATAAATCTCCTAAAGGAGATTATGAGAGTGGAACTCCTGAAAACAGCATCTATGCCACGATTCGTGAATTATACAATTCCGTTTGTGGGTCGTACCCCCGCCTGGTAAAGATGTCTGAAGCAAGGAAGAAAGCTATTAATGCCAGAATAAGAGCAGGCTACACTCGCGAGGACTTCCGGATTTTGTTTGAAAAAGCAGAGGCTTCTGAGTTCCTAAAAGGTGCAAACAAGCGCAATTGGCGGGCAACATTCGACTGGCTGATCAGCGATACCAACATGGCTAAGGTCCTTGACGGAAACTATGATGCGAGAAAAGAGGCGGTAAAAGATGAACCAGAACCAACTAACTCAGTCAGATTATGGTGAGTGTCCTGTGTGCCATGGGACTGGATGGGAGACATATTATGCCACGGTCTATGATTACGGACTTCCAGAAGAAATTCAATATGCGCGCAAATGTCCAAAGTGCAAAGGTGGTTATAGAGCACAGGACCGTACCGGAGTACCAAAAGAGTACCATGAGGCAGATCTTGGCAAGTTCGATTTTGATATTTACCAGAGAGACATGAGCAAACTGAGAGACTTGTGCACCACCTTTCTGAACCATTTCCAGAAGTGGGAAATGGCAGGAAAGGGACTGTATCTGTGGAGTAAGACACCGGGAAGTGGAAAAACCTTCTTGGCGTGCTGCCTGGCGAAATCGGTAATGATGAAATACGATCTGCAAATGCGTTTCGTGACTGCACCTGACTACATAAGTGCTGTTGGTGACAGCTACAAGCGTGATCGCGGAGAAGAGGATCCCAGTCAGGTATACCGGGATTGCAAACTTCTTGTTCTGGATGATATCGGTGCACAGGCAGACAAGGAATGGCAGCGGCAGGAAATGTTCCGTCTGATCAACAAGCGTATGGAGGACGGAAACATTACAATCTACACTTCCAACATGAGCACCGATAATCTGAATGTGGACACCAGGACCAGAGACCGGATCATCAAGACCTGTGTAGAGTTACAGATGCCGGAGGAAGGCATTCGAAAGAAAAAAGCAGCAGGAGAACAGAGACAGTTCCTTGCGAGCATAATGGGATAGAGGAGAGAAGATGATTAAGCAGATACTTACAAGAATTAAAGACGAGTTAAAGGCATGTCAATGAAGTGAATTGAAATGTAAAGGCACTGCTTTGCGAGGAAACGCAGAGGAGTTGCTGCGAAAGGTGTTGAAACGATATGCATAGCTGTGGCGGCGCAAGGAAACGAAAAGCTGGGCAGAGGCGCTGAACGGAAAAGCTACGGCGTAGAAATGTAATGATTAGATAAGATAGCTACGAAATGGCGGGGAACAGCAGCGATGTGCTACGGAATAAGAAGTTAAGGGACCGCAGAGGAACGGCGACGATGCGCTGGGAAGGGAATAACCGTGGTGGAATGAGCTAAGGCAGAGAGTAGCACGGCAATGTAAGAAAACTATAAAAATTACAAGGAGAATAGCAGAATGAAAGAATTAAAAGTAAGATTGACATTTTTGGAAGAAATTTTAGGAACAGCAAGTGCAGATCCGGAAATCCACGAAACATTTATTGCTTCGAATGCACCAGACGCACCAACAAGAAAAGAAGAGATTGAAGCAATCGGAATTGAAGGAGTGGTTGAGAAATCCATGACCATATTCCCAAGAGATAACGGTGTACCGATTTACTGGGATTACCAGATTAAGGGCTTTTTCAAAGATGCTTGTGGAATGCTGAGAAAGGTAACTGGTTCAAAATCTTCAAAAATCAAGGCTTACAAAAAAGAAATTGACGGTCTAATTTTCGTTGAAGAACGCAAAATTCCAATTCATTTTGAAGGTGAAATAGGAGCTTGCCAGAGGCCACTGAGAGGACAAACACCGCAGGGTGAAAGAATTGCACTGGCAAATAGTGAGACAATACCTGCCGGAAGTTGGATTGAGTTCACAATCAAGTGCTTATGCGATAGCCATGAAGCAGCAGTCAGAGAATGGCTTGACTATGGAGAACTGAGAGGCATCGGACAGTGGCGTAATTCGGGTAAGGGCCGCTTCAAATGGGAAGAAATATAAAAGCATGACAGGAGTGATAGAAATGCCATATAACACAGCAAGAAAGTACTATGAGGGTATCCAGACAAGGAAAGACATATATCTGTACATCATAAGATATCTGAAAGAACATGATTATCCGCCAAGTATTCCAGAAATCGCAGCAGGTCTGAGCATATCTAACCATACCGTGTAGAATCATTTCGGCGAATTACTGGAAAGTGGCTTACTTGCGACAGACAACCCCGGCACGCCACGAGCGTACCGAGTGACAGGATACAAGTTCAGAAAGATGAAGGAAAAATGAGTAGCAAATTAAAAGTCAAGAAAAAGACCAGATTTCCTGTTCAGACTTCTAATCAGGCGGCTTATGCGTTTGGACGGGCTATGCAGAACTGTTATAGACAGGTAAAAGACGTAGAGCAGCAAGCCTACGAGGATGGTTTTACCGTTGGTGAAGATTGGAGTAATACGATCAATACCGTTACAACCATGATGGCCTTGAGACGTTTATATGGCTTTTCTACGAAGCGATTGCTTGATGTGATAAGAACTGCCAATGAATACGTTAAAATGGCAAATGAGGGCGAAATAAGCGTCCTGAGCATGATGCAGGACATTGAGGAGAACACAGATGTAAGATTTGATGAGATGAATAAGAATCTGGTTAAGAAGATGGGAGTTTAAAATGAAATTTATAGATTTTTTCGCAGGAATCGGAGGGTTTCGCAGGGGGATGGAATTAGCGGGGCATGAATGCGTTGGTTTTTGCGAATTTGATAAATTTGCTACTGCGAGTTATATCTCAATGCACTTACTGACAGATGAACAGCGAAAGGTATTGGAAGATATTCCACCAAAGCAAAAGCCATGGAAGTACTGGATATGATTCAGGAAGCATACATGGAATACAAATCTGGCGAAATTGTTGGCAATGGGCTGGCGGGATCAGCATACACAGGAAGCTATAATACAAAAGAAAGTGTGGCGCATGGAATTGCTGTATTAAAAGGCTATGGAAATGAGATAAGAAAATCAATCCTGTTTCAGATGCCAGAAGATAGTGAGGTGGAAGTATGAAGTACAGAAAGAAGCCAGTTGTCATTGATGCAGTACAGTGGACTGGTACAAATCATCGAGAAATGTTCGATTTCCTGACGGACTATCAGTGTACAGACCAGTACATGTCGGCAGAAGGTAAGAATTTCTATATTGACCATTGGAAAGTTCCAGGCGGTCTGGTTATTAAGACACTTGAGGGCGAACATCTGGCGAATATTGGTGATTATATCATCCGCGGTGTTCACGGTGAGTTTTATCCGTGTAAGCCGGATATATTCAGAGAAACTTATGAGGAGGTGGAAGCATGAAAAGATCTGAAACAACAAAATTTCTTAGTCAATTACTGGAAAAAAGCCGTTTTTCTGGCCCAGGTAAATACTGGGCTAGAGAAGTAAGCCTTGATTATGGCTACGCAGCAGGAAAGCCAAGAAGAGTAGATTACATGCAGTTTATTCCGGAAAATCAGTGTTCTATCTCAGCAATCGAAAAAGGAATATTTACATGCTATGAAATCAAAAGCTGCAAAGAGGATGTTTACAGCGGAAATGGATTAAATTTTATTGGCGAAAAAAACTATCTTATAACAACAATGGAGTGCTACAAAGAGATTTTACCTGATTTAAAAAATGGAAAATTTGCCCAACATATACGTGAGAATTTTCCGGAATGTTACGCGGAAATAGGTAACATGGGAGTAATGGTTGCAGTTCCGTATCAGAGAGATGCTGCCGAAGAATTTGAAAACCCAACACCACTAGGTGGAGATGTGGAAAAATGGAGATTATCAGTTGTTTTGAAGTGTGGGAACAATGGACCAAGAAAAAGATCCATGACAGAACTGTTGTTTTCCATGGTGAGAAGCGGGCATTGAGAAAGGATGGAATAATATGATACATATCAAAGACAGATTAAAGCAGTACAAGGATAAATATTCGGACTGCTACAAATACGCTGGGGTACATGTCAAAGTTATTCAAGATATGATTGAGCAGCTTCTGGCTGATCTGGAACAGGATGAGAAAGAAAATGGTTGGATTCCTGTCAGTGAGAGATTACCGGAAGATGAAAAAGAGTATCTTGTAACGCTTGAAAAAGTCTATGGAACACCTGAAAAGCTTTATGGAATTGCGAATTATTTAAAATTTGGAGATGCCGGATATTGGAACGAAAAGAAATATGGATATCTTGAATGGGATAAATATTCAGATGGGCATGGAGGAACAAAGATGTATAAAGTTATTGCCTGGATGCCACTTCCAGAACCATACAAGGAGGATGAGCTATGATTACATTCATATTAGGATTCACCCTTGGAACCATAGTCGGAGTAGTTGGTCTTGTATGTGTAGCGATCATGTACGATAAGCACCACCCAGACAAATAGAAAGGAAAACGGTATGCTGACAAGGAATAAAAAGCTGAAAGACTATGGTATTCCGGCAGAGGACATAGAAAAACTGAATACGATGCTGAAAGACTTCCCGGCAGAGTACGGATACCTGCTTTCCGGTGCCGCCTTGTCAGCTTGCCCGAAGAACACGGTGATAGCGGATATGGTTATCGAGAATATCTTGCACCGGAAAAGTTACAGGAAGATCAGCAGAGAAAGATATATCCCGATGAATCCGAAAGACTTTTACGGATACAGACGCAAGACCGTCGCTGTACTGTATGAGAGGATGCGGTTGTTGGGAGTGTGGGAGGATGAAAGATGGGCAGATTAATTGATGCAGATAAATTGAAACATGCGATACATTGTGCATATTCTGATGATTTAGAGATCCTTGAAAAGATTGACGAGCAGCCAACAGCTTTTGATGCGGAAAAAGTTACGGAATCGCTTATGGACAGATTTCGTGTTGTTTCCAATGATGAGGACTTGGAATGGAATAGAGCTATAGACTATGCTGTTAAAATCGTGGAAGGCGGTGGAGCTGAATGAGCAATGTATCAGTTGGGACATTAGGGAAGCTAAAAGATAGCATGGTCGGAAGAAGATATAAACACTTCAAAGGAAGAATCTATATTGTCACCGATATCGCAGTACATACAGAATCTGATGAAATCATGGTGATCTACAAGTGCTTTGCATACCCATTTGTAACATGGTGCAGACCGTTGACTATGTTTACGAGTGATGTGGACAGAAAGAAATATCCAAATGTAAAGCAGAAAAGAAGATTTGAACCACTTTCTAAGATACAGGAGGAATCAGATGAGTAAATGGCATGTAAGTGTCGGAATGAGCTTATCAATTGATTATGACGATATTGAAGCCGATACAAAAGAAGAAGCTGAGAAAATAGCAAAAAGTAAAGCATTGGAAGACATTGATTACAACAATTGTGATTGTGATACTGGCTATCCAATAGTGTATTGTTGTCTTGAGGAGGAATTATGAGAAAATCAGTATTAGTGATTGATTATACGCCAGAGAATTGTTACGATTGCCCGTTCGGAACTGAATACTGCGGCGATTCTGAATATGAGGGGTGTTGTGAGTTAGCTGAGTGCTTAGACAGTGACATGAGGCTTATAACAGAAGAGCATTATGATTACGAAAGTGAATCAAGACCAGATTGGTGTCCATTGAAGCCACTGCCGGAGAAAAGTACTACCGAGAATGATATGACGGATTATCAGCGCGGGATGGTCGATGGTCGAAATCAGTGCATTGATGAGATTGTATGAGAGGTAGAGCAGATGAGCAAGAAAGTAAAGTGTTGTGAATGCGATTCTTTTATGGGATGGGCTTTGCCAAGAGGGGTAGATAAAGACAATTACGAATATGCGAAAGAAGTTTTGAAGTTAGCATCTACTACAGGAATATGTGAATATACCATGAAAACCAAGGCAAGGTCGCATGAGCAGTATTGCAGAAAATTTAAAAAAGACAAGTTTTTAGAACGACATAACGATTTTTTTAAAGATGAAATTTTAAAACTTGAAAACATGATCAAGGAATATGAAAAAGAAAATTTTGTGGAAGTAGACGAATCATGGAAAGCTCATTTTATGAGAAGATTTCAAGAGGTGAAGTAGATGGAGAGATTAACAGATTACTCAGACGATGAATGCACATATATCATTGGCGTTGGGAATAAAACTTGCGAAGAATTTTGTAAATACGTAGTAGATGGATGCAGGAATTGCTATATCCAACAAGTGTTTAAAAAACTTGCCGACTACGAGGATTTAGAAGCACGGAGCTTGCTTGTGAGATTGCCGTGTAAGGTTGGAACAGAAGTATATTACATCTTAGGCATTCCAAATAAGACGCCATGTGCAATCGAAAAGTGCGTATTTAAGTTGTCGGATATAGATAAAATCGGTGAATCATTATTCCTCACCCGTGAGGAAGCTGAGAAGAAGTTGGAGGAGATGCAGAATGGATGATTATTTCTTTCCTACTATTGTTTGTGAAATAAAAGATTTGAAACCACTTAAAGAGCTTGGTGATATTTTGAAATGTAAATTTATTTTTTCTGATTTTACTCTTAGATTGATTGATGGAGATAAAGTACATGAGGCACTTATACAACTTTACAGTCGAGAGTTATTGCTTGATGAAGGAATGGTAGTAGTTCCAGAGCCTATACCAGAAAAAGAAGATAAATTTCCGGAAGTGTCGTATTATATTCAATTTTCAGAAAAATATGGCATGCAGATAATGGTGGGACAAGTTACGGATGTCGAGGATGAAGTATATCGGAGATACGAAAAAATTGACCACGACTATTGTACACTCATAATACGAGCATTGATAACCATAATGGAAAAGATTGAATCAAGGGAAAAAGCTATAAGAAAAGTAGATAGAAGCAGAAAAGTCAATAGCAGGGGGAAAAATCATTTGTCAAAAAAAGATAATAAAATTTTTCTTCTTGATGATTTGATTGAATATGTTGTAGAGAATAATCTATATCAAAAATCCGTAAAACATAGTCAAATCAGCTGCCCATGTTGGAGCGTAAGAGGACATTACAGAACGTACAAAAGCGGTAAGAAAGTATTTGTAAAGCCATTTAATAAGGGGAAAGAACGTGGAAAAGCAGCACCAAAACAACATACTTATGTGGTTTAAAGGAGTGACGTATCTATGATTGATAGTTTAATAGCATTTACATTTGGAATAATATTCGGATCATTTGGCACTATTTACTTGATTGCACATTTTGTCGGCAAGCGTAAATAGCAATGAAAAGGAGTGATGATATGCGGACCAGGCAAAAGTCACTTGTTGATTTTGGCGTATATCCAGAAGACATTAACCGTTTAAAGGATATATGCCAGAAAGCTACACCAGAGCAGAGACATGATATTTTACACTGCTGCATAAGTTCTTGCCCTCCAGGGATTGAACTTCTGGTGTATGAATCTATTGTAACAAACAAATCCTATGACCGTATTATGAAGACAAAGTACATACCGGCAAAGCGAGACGATTTCTATGCATACAAGCGCAAGGCAATGGCTATGTTTTATGATACGCTAAGAAAACTAAGAGAAATATAATACTACAATTAATATTAAAATGTGGGGACAAATTTTTCTGCCATGTATGGTAATATAGTATATATCTATAACTATTTGCCATATGTGGCAGTTTTTTGTGAGGTGATAATACGGCGAACTTAAAAGCAGTTACTAGAAAACTTCAAAAAGCTATATTATCTACTGGATTAATCATAAAAATTGGAACATCACAATTCTACAGTCATGAGCAGGAACGATTGATAACAGTAACAATTATATCAACACCTACACTTCACCTTACAAAAAGAGGAGAATGGAAAGACTGTGATTATGAAATATTACGAACTGCATCCCAGTATGATGTAGTTATGTGCCTAAAAGAAATATGGGAGGCGGTCAGAAAATGATGGTGGGAGATAAGTATATATTAAGTGGAGCAAGTCAACTCGGAGTAACAAGAGAAGGAAAGGAAGTAAAAATACCTCCGCTTTCTGTTATAGAAAAAATAAGGGATAATTTTGCAGACAAGCTTAAATTTAGAAATATGTTTGTATTATGCAAAACTGGACAAGAAATAGATATTAGTCAGAGTATTATCGAAAGATATTTTATTCCGGATACAAAGGACGGTGGGTAAATGAATCTCACTCCTAAACAGAAAGCGTTTGCAGATTGGTATATAAAAAATGGCGGAAATGCATCTGATGCCGCAAGGAAAGCTGGATATAAAAATTATGAAGTGGAAGGCTATAGATTGATAAGAAATGATAAGGTTTTATCTTATATAGCCGAAAAGCAGGCTAAAATCGAGAAACAAAAATGTACCGATATCATGTCTCTGGCAGAAATCCAACAGCGCCGCTCCATGATCGCAAGAGGCGAGCTGACTGATTCATTCGGATTTGCCCCGGACTTCTCCGATCAGCTCAAATCCATGAATGATCTGGAGAAAACGCTTGCTATAAAAGAAGCCAGAGAAGAACAGCAGAAAGCAGAAGAAAAAGCCAGATTGCAAGGTGAATACCATATTGATCTGAATATTGTACCGGACGTATTCCATAAAATGATTAGGGATATCCGGGCAAAGAAACACAGCGAATATATTCTTCCTGGCGGACGTGGTTCCATGAAATCCTCGACCATATCACTAATTATACCGGAACTGCTGAAGAATAATCCGAACATGCACGCTCTGATTCTGCGGAAAGTCGGAAACACCATCAAAGATTCTGTTTATGCTCAGATGAAATGGGCTATTGATAAATTAGATCTAAACGAGGAATTTGTGTGTAAGGTATCTCCCATGGAGATTACATATAAACCCACTGGACAGAAGATATACTTTCGTGGTGCTGACGATCCATTAAAGATTAAGTCTATCAAGCCAGAGTTTGGATATATCGGTATTGTCTGGTTCGAGGAACTTGATCAATTTGCCGGTCCGGAAGAAATACGAAATATTCAGCAGTCTGCGATTCGTGGTGGTAACGAAGCGTACAAGTTTAAATCATTCAACCCACCGAGAAGCAAGAATAACTGGGCGAATGAATATACGACAGAAGCAGAAGAAAAAGATGATAGCGCGCTGGTTGTGCATAGCACATATCTTGATCTTGACATTGAACAAGAATGGCTCGGAGATATATTCCTTGCAGATGCTGAACATCTAAAAGAAGTGAACCCAGATGCTTACGAAAATGAGTATTTAGGCCATGCTAACGGAAATGGTGGAAATATCTTTGAATATATCGAAGAAAGAACTATCACGGACGAAGAAATTAGTCACTTTGATAGAATCTATCAGGGTGTTGACTGGGGATGGTTCCCAGATCCTTATGCATTTGCGCGGCTCTATTATGACCATGCAAGAGAGACAATTTATTTTCTTGATGAAATTGGCGAAAACAAAAAGTCAAATGACTGGACTGCTGCCGAAATCAAGAAGCGTGGTTATGATGACTATGTGATCACTTGTGACAGTGCTGAGAATAAATCTGTAAATGATTACAGGGACGCAGGACTTCCAGCAAGAGGAGCAATCAAGGGACCTGGCAGCGTTGAATACTCAATGAAGTGGTTGCAAAAAAGAAAATTAGTGTTTGACCCTGCTAGAACACCAAAAGCCTTAAAAGAGTTCAAGAAGTACGAATACGAGAGAGACAAGGACGGAAACATTATAAGCGGTTATCCCGACAAAGATAATCACTTTATAGATGCTTGCAGATACGCCACTGAAGAGATGTGGAGAAGAAGGGGGTACAGTGCATAAAATGTTAGATAGGTACTTTTCAGATAAAATAAATAAATTCTTAAGCATCGGTTTAAAAATATATGGATCATCTGACATTAACGAAATCTTAAAAGTTGTAGAATATGAAGACATTATTGTGCGAGATACTTCTGTAAGATGGATGGATTTTAAAAGGTAGATTAAATGGGACTTATAACAACACTAAAAAGGTGGTTTAACATGATATTCAAAAAGCAAGCCGAAGAGGACTTTAATATCCAGGCGGCAGAATTTCCAGAAATGGAATCACTGATTAACCGGTGCGCGAACATTTACAGGGGAGTACCGGAATGGCTAGATGACAAGAATAACATCAAGACGATCAATTTCGCCAAATCTGTCTGCTCAGAAACAGCACGGCTCGCAACATTGGCGATTGGCATTCAGATATCAAAGCCAAAGGGAGACCCAGAACATTACAAATGGGAGCATGTCACAACAGCGGAATACGCAGGGCATCCAATAAATGTGTACGAAGATATTGAATCACGTGCAGAATGGTTACAAGAGCAGATCGACAAGGTGTACTTCCAGATTCGACACTGGGTAGAGTACAGCTGTGCCTACGGAACGGTATTTATTAAGCCAAACGGTGATAGCCTTGACGTATTTACCCCGGCAGATGTGATGATTGTAGATTATGATAATCAGGAGATTAAAGGAATCGTATTTAAAGATTCTTACACTGTTGGACGGAAATACTACACGAGGTTGGAGTATCATAGATTTGTGGAAACTACCATAGATGGCGTAACCTTTTTCCCGTATTATGTCTCGAATAGAACGTATGTTTCAAAATCACCCAATAGTATTGGAGACGCTATACCGATAAAAGAAACAAAATGGGCTGATTTAGTAGAAGAAGCAGGTCCTTTTTTTAAGGAAAATATGAAGAAAATAACTTCACCTTTGTACGGAGTATTGCGAACACCACAAGCGAACAATGTGGATATCAGTGCACCACTTGGCTTACCGATATTTGCAGAAGCTATCGAAGAACTGAAAGACCTTGACATTGCATATAGCAGAAATGCCGGAGAGATTTTTGATTCTCAGAAGATTGTTCTGGCAGATGATAGACTACTGATGCCGAGCGGCACGCCTGTATCAGTCATGTCACCGCAGGGTATGGAGAACAGACGAAAAGAGATGAACTTACCGCACTTTGTCAAGAATGTATTCGGGCAGGATGAGAAAGAGTTCTATCAGGAAATCAATCCAATTCTCAACACAGATACCCGTATAAGCGGCATAAACGCCATTTTAAGCCAGTTAGGGTACAAGATTGGATTCTCCAACGGATACTTTGTTTTTAACGAATCTAGCGGCATACAGACGGCTACAGGAGTAGAAGCAGAACAGCAGAGGACAGTGCAGTTCGTCAAAGACGTTCGAGATAAACTGGAATCCTGTCTGGATGAAGTTATTTACGCATTGAACGTTTACGCTGACCTGTACGGACTTGCACCGGTTGGGGCTTATGAAGTCAATTATGATTTCGGAGACATTCTGTATGTGCGTGAAAATGACCGTGCAAGATGGTGGCAGTATGTGACCACTGGCAAGGTTCCGGCATGGTTGTATTTTGTAAAATTCGAGGGAATGACTGAGGAAGAAGCTAAAGCAATGGTTGAAGAAGCTCAGCCAGACGAACCAACTTTATTCGGAGAGGAGTAAAAAGATGGCAGATACGTTCAAGGGAATAATCACAGCAGATGGGAAGAAGAGACAGTTACCTTATGGAAGTGTTCTCGAAACGCCTGTATCTGATAAAACATTATCTGCGGACGGCGCTTTTGCAGATGCTAAAGTAACAGGGGACAAATTCAAAGAAGTAAAGGCGGAAACTAATTCACTAAAGGAAGATTTAGTTAACTTAGAGAATGGTACATGTATTTTAAAAGGAGAATTTGACGTTGGTAATATCAAAGGTACTACTGGTGAATATGAACGTGATTATATTTATCAGGTATCGAATAAACATCCCATTTCCTATGATACAAATTTAATATTATATATTAAAGATGGATTTCAAGTTGCTTTTTCTTGGTATGATAACGATGGTAGTTTTATAAAAAAAGATTCGTTTATAAAAAATAGAAAAGTAATAACGGCAAATACAAAGTTTTCGGTGACTATTTTTAAAACAGGAATTACAACCGGAATTGCTGATATTCACGAATATTTAAGCGCAATAACATATGAATGGGAATTGATAAATTTAACTAACAGAAATGATATATTAAAGAATTACATGAAATTTGTATATGGTTCTTTATCAAATGGTATTCCGATTTCAACAACTGCATCAAGATTTAGAAGCAAAGATATTTCTTGTGCATATTATGATACCACTTTTAGGTCGTTGGAAGATAGATTTGTTTTAGCATATCATTCTTATGATGAAAATGGTAATTTTTTATATGATAGTGGGTGGAACTATGAAGTATCAGTAAGCAAAGGCACTAAGTATAGACTATTATTGAAAGATACTATGGAGGAATATAAAGAAAATGATATAGAATTAATTACAGAAAAATATGTTGCATCATATAGTGGCATAGAAGGCAATAGACATCTTATAGATGAATTAATTGGTAAAAAACCGGTAAATAATTTTAATGATTATACTGTTATAATGGCTCATCGAGGATATTCAAGTATTGCTCCAGAAAATACAATGCCAGCTTTTGAATTGGCATATAAAAATGGCTGTAGGTGTATTGAGACTGATGTTGTTTATACATCTGATAGAATACCAGTTTTATCTCATGATATTAATATTAATAGAACTGCTAGGGACAAAAATGGAAACATGTTGCCAGAAACTGTTAATATTTCTACTATTACTTATAACGATGTTAAACAATATGATTTTGGAATTTGGAAAGATGTGAAATATAAAGGAACGGAAATATGCACACTTGAAGATTTCTTGTATTTCTGTAAGGTAAAATCGGTACAGCCTATTATCGAATTAAAAAGAGGCTACGACAATAGTTGGATAAAAGGCGCGTATAATGTGGCAAGTAAATTGGGAATGCTTGATAAGGTTGTATGGAATTCTTTTGAGCATTCGTTTTTAACATATATACACAGTCTATGTGATTTTACTAATTTTTTTGTAAATGTAGATAGGGATATAGATGAGGATGCAATAAATATAGCAATCAATCTTAAAACAAATAGTAATGCTGTTTATATAGGTTCTACAGTTGAGAAACTTACTTCAAATGGCGTTTCTAAAGCGTTGTCAAACAATATCCAAGTAGGCGTTGGTACAACAGATGAAAAATCTGTAGCAAAAGAGTTTGCAAAAAATGGAGTACATTTTGTTTGCACAAATGCGTTGTTGATCGATGATTTGTATTAAAGTAATGAAGTATGTTACATTACTAATTAACTAAAGAGGACTTTAGTTAACCAGTAAAATTCAAAACATGTACCACGACTTTTGACGAAAGAGGTGATATACTATGCTTAGTCCAGAATATTTACGGCAAATTACAGAGGGCAGTGAACAAATTGCCGAAGAACTGCATCAGTATATCATCTCTGAGATTGTGTCGAGAATGGTGGCAAGAATCGGCAGAGGTGAGGACTATATTCTGACCAATGCCGATGCGTGGAGAATCAGAACGCTACAGGAATCTGGTGAACTGCTAGAGGACATTCTGGCAGAATTATCCAGATATACCAAACGCGAACAGCAGGAGCTTCTTGAAGCGTTTGAGGATGCCGGAATCACTGCCCTCGATTATGATGATAAGATATACAAGGCGGCAGGATTAAGTCCTGTACCGCTCGAGCAATCCCCGACTATGATAAGACTCATGGAGCGAAATATGCTTGCGACTATGGGCGAGTGGAAGAACTTCACAAGAACGACTGCAAGTGCTGCTCAGGCGTTGTATATCAACCAGTGTGACCTTGCATACAATCATGTGATGACTGGGGCAGTTGGATATACGCAAGCCATTAAAGAGGCAGTTAATAACGTTGTATCGGATGGTGTTATCGTCACATATCCATCTGGCAGAAAAGACACGATCGAAACAGCAGTCGCACGTTCTGTCAGAACTGGAGTGGCTCAGGCGTGTGCTGATATTCAGTTGACAAGAATGAAAGAAATGGGATACGGTTTAGTATTGACATCGGCGCACATAGGAAGTCGCCCAAGTCATGAAGTATGGCAAGGGCAGGTATTTTCCATAGACTGGGAAAAATTAAAAGAAATCAAGCCGGAGTTTTTTCGAGAGCGAGACACATCAGAATACCGTAGAATGCTGGAGCAAAAAGCAAGTCAATATCCAGATTTTATTGAAAACTGTCATTATGGCGAAGCTGATGGAATATGTGGAGTAAATTGCAGACATCATTTTTCAGTTTGGGCGGAAGGAATGCCGAATCCCTACGCAGAACTATCGGCACAGGATAAAGCCAACAAAGGCGAACAATACGAAAAAGAGCAAAAACAACGTACTTACGAACGCAGAATCCGCAAAACAAAAAGAGAGGTTCTTGGACTGCAAGCAGGAGTTGACAATGCACCGAATGAAAAGGCGAAATTTGCACTCCAGCAAGACCTTGACCGGAAGTCTTTTCTTCTCCAAAAACAAAATGCCGCATATAAGGATTACTGCAAGCAGAACGACCTAAGAGAGCTGCAAGACCGACTTATGATAGCGAAGTGGAACCGCCAGAACGCCGCTAAAGCCAGAGGAGCGGCGAAACGATATAAAACAGCAAAGGGGATTGACTGATGGATAGATGGGAATATTTCAATCCGAATCCTGTTAAGGATAAGAGAACAGGAGATTGCGTTGTTCGTGCCATCTGCAAAGCAACCGGACTTGACTGGGAAACAGTATTTGCCGGATTAATGATACAGGCGTGTGCTCTGTCAGATATGCCATCAGCTAATTACGTTTGGGGAGCGTACCTCTACAAACATGGGTACAGACGCAAACTGATTGAGCAATCAGAACGGTATATCTATACAGTCAACGACTTTTGCACAGACCATCCGACAGGTACATACATTCTCTGCATAGATGGTCATGTGGTGACGGTACAGAACGGCAAATATTACGATACATGGGATAGTGGTAATGAGATCCCGGTATACTACTGGGAAAAGGAGTAGCTAAATGAGCATATCAGAATTTGTACAAGTATTCCTCTCAATTTGCGGAGGAGTGTCTATTGTCGGAGGAGCGGTGGCCGTAATTCTTAAGTGGATTACTCCAGCATTTCGACTTAATAAGCGAGTTGAGACACTGGAAGAACATGATAAGCGAGATTACGAGAGTCTTCAGAGGATCGCGGAGCGTGATTCATTGATTCTGGAAGTACTATCAACCATGTTGGATAGTCAGATCAGTGGGAATAATGTTGAGGAATTAAAAAAAACAAAACAGAAGCTCACGGAGTATCTTGCGCAGAATCAGCGTTAGCATTAGTAAGGGGTATGCTCATGAAATTATATGTGTTCACGAAAAAAGATATAGACAGGTTCTTGAGGGAGTGTAATTTCACACCGGACGAAGAAAGACTGTTCCGGCTGAGATGCAAGGAATATACGCTTGAATACTGCGCTGAACAAATGAACGTGAGCATATCTACCGTAAAGAGATTAAGCAGAAGAGTAAACAGTAAGATTATAAAAGTATGCTAAAAGGAGAGGCAATTTACCCCTCCTTCTTTTTATGCAAAATCTTCTTTTACAGCTCTTTCAAGTAGCTTTATAACATATTCTGGTGGAGTTCGCTTGCCACTCTCCCAGTTTTCTATGCTTCTTTTAGGAATACCATATTTTTCAGAAAAAGCTTGCTGGCTCAGATTTGTAAAATTCCTTAATTCCTTTACATCCATATATTAACCTCTCGTTTCTTCCCAATCGCCATCGTCAAAAATGGTAACCTGTCTATGTATCGTCTGCATCCAGTCTTCACCAGTGAAATTTCCGAACGGATCTCGGCTTTTTCTCGGTACTTCCTGTTCTAATTTCACATAACGACACCACGTAGATTCGTCTTTTACTATTTTCCATCCTTTTTCAATTAATTGCTTAATCCTTTCTTCGCCCGTCATTTTATTATCCTCCCTTGACTATATTTTTACCTTCGTGGTATAATGTCTTTGTCACTTACAGAGGGATGTTCTGTAAGCGGAGTGCCTAACGATTCCGGGCACCACGGATTGAAATAATAATTTTAGGTATAAAGAGCTAGTTTTGCATGCTTAGCTCTTTTTACTTTGCATTTTTTCCGTCTCCATAACATTTATAAAACGCTTCAACCAGCTCTGCCAGTTCCTGCGGCGTGAGCTTTTCTTTTAGGTCATCCGGGATACGATTGTAATTGCGCGCAAAGGTTTCAACACAATCTCCAATTTTGCATGCCTTTTTGACCTGTTCAAGTTTGTACATTGCTCCGATTTCTTCAGCTGTAAACATCTCTTTTCTAAGAGCTTCACGGCCTTCTTTGTCTCGATCAAGCCCCAATGATTTTATCGCTACCTTCTTACTAATGACTCCGATTCCTTGTATTTTCATTTTAATCCTCCTTTATTATAAAACGCGATATCTCACGATATCTTCAACTTTCTCAGGACTTCCATACCAGTATTTTTCGTCTGGATTCCATTTAAGCCCAAATTCTTTTAAAGTTTTCCTACAATTAAAAGTATTTCCAGAAACAACTCCGTCTCCAAGGTTAAAAAGAACTTCGCATCCATCAAGGAAAGCATTGAAATATTTGCCAAGCTTTGCGAGCTTGAGATCTTCTTTAGCTTTTTCCCATGCTCTTTTAAGTGCTACAGAAATAGTACATTTACACTGTCTTACGATACTCCATGCATTTTTCATGATTTCTGATTTGTTATACTTCATAATGCTTACCTCCTAAATGATTCCTTATTTCCTCTTGTTGATATTATAATACCACCCAGTGAGTGATATGTCAATACTTTTTTGACACTTTTTCGAACTTTTTAGATTGATATATCTATGTAAAAATATAATCAGAAAGGCGGTGCATAAGATGGCATTATATAACAATCCTTATCAATACAGTTTTGGTGTTCCGGGGCAGATGAATCAGTTCCAGCAACAGCCTGCCCAGATGCCAGCTCAACTAGTACAGCAACCACAGCAGAATAATAGCGGTATCCTGTGGGTATCCGGCGAAGTCGGCGCAAAATCCTATCTGGTAGCACCCGGGACAAGTGTTTTACTGATGGATTCAGAATCAGAGAAATTTTATATAAAATCCACAGACGTATCCGGCATGCCGCAACCATTACGAACGTTTGAGTATCATGAAGTAGGCGCCCAGATGCCGCCTAAACAGACTGCTCAGAACATGGACAGTAAATACGTCACCAGACAGGAATACGACGATTTAAAGGGCAAATACGAAGCTATCATAAACCGATTAAATTCATTTTCTGAACCTATTAGAGCTAATACTGTACAGGAATCAGCAATCAATGGAGGAAATGCAGATGAGTAATCCATTATTTAACACACTTGGCGGTGGGATGCCACAGGGAAACGGACCAATGCAGATGATACAACAATTCATGCAATTTAAACAGAATTATAAGGGAAACCCAAAAGAAGAAGTTCAGAAAATGTTGCAGTCTGGAAGGATTTCACAGCAACAGCTTAATCAGGTTCAACAGATGGCAGGGCAGTTCCAAAATCTGCTGAAAAATATAAAATAGTACATTACAATCTGGCCAGATTGATGTAAATACAAAAAAGGAGATTATAACTATGGATGGAAATTTAACAGCATCAGACGTTGCTCTTTTGACCGGGAACAACAGAAATGATGGAATGTTTGGCGGAGATGGCGCATGGTGGCTTATCGTGCTTTTCTTGTTCGCATTTTGCGGATGGGGAAACAACGGCTGGGGCAATAATGGAAACGGCGGAGGATATGTAGCTACAGCAGCTACTCAGGCAGATATTCAGAGAGGATTCGACAATTCCGCTGTAATCAGCAAGCTTGACGGAATCAATAGCGGCCTGTGTGATGGCTTCTACGCCATGAATAACGGTATGCTTACCGGATTTAACGGAATCAACACCAACATCATGCAGACTGGTTTCGGCATTCAGCAGGCTATTAATGCTGATACTGTAGCAAATATGCAGAATACCAATGCACTCCAGGCACAGCTTGCAAACTGCTGCTGCGAAACCAGAGAAGCAATCCAGGGCATAAACTACAACATGGCGCAGAATACCTGTGCATTGCAGAACACCATGAACAGCAACACAAGAGACATCATTGACAGCCAGAACGCTGGAACAAGAGCGATTCTTGACTATCTCTGCAATGAAAAGATTTCTAACCTTCAGGCTGAAAACAATGACCTCAGACGTGCCGCTTCTCAGGATCGCCAGAGTGCGCTTCTCACAACTGCAATGGCTTCTCAGACACAGCAGCTCATTAATGCGATTAATCCAGCACCGATTCCGGCATATCAGGTTCCTAATCCGAACACATATTACGGATGCGGATGCAACACCGGATGTAATTGTTAACAACTTCATATCGAGAGTATCTTTCGATTGATTCGGATGTCGGCTTATGCCGTATTACACAGAGGGGCAGGCTGAGACCTGTCCTTTTGTGATATGAAAGGAGTATTTTTATGGCAGAATTTACAAATGTAGCTGCTCAGACTGTAGCAGCAAATGGAAACGTAGTATTTTCAAACACAGCAGTCAAAGGTTCTAACTGCATTCAACACAGGGAGGGAAGTGGAATCATTACGCTGAGAGGACTTACTAACCAGTGCAAGGCTAGATTTTTCGTGGACTTCTCTGGTAATATTGCAATTCCAACAGGTGGTACTGTCGGGGCTATCTCTCTGGCTATTGCAATATCTGGTGAGCCGGTTCTTTCTTCTCAGATGATTTCCACACCGGCAGCAGTAGACCAGTACAACAATGTGTCCTCTGGAATCTATATTGATGTACCTCGCGGATGTTGCGTTAATATCGCAGTAGAGAATACAAGCGATCAGGCTGTTTCTGTTGCGAACGCAAACATTGTTGTGACCAGAGAAGCATAGGAGGTGTGATTATGAGAGACATTAAAGACTTATGTGCAAGAATTGAAGACGAACTGTCCAAAATTGCTGACAGTGGGCTGACCACTGGAAATCTGGAAATGACATACAAACTGATTGATATGTATAAAGATATCAAGAATACGCAGTACTGGGACAAGAAAGTGGAGTATTACAACACTGTCCTTGATGAGATGCGTGGTGGCTACAATGACGATTACAGCGAACGTGGAAGAAAACGTGACAGTATGGGGAGATACAGCGCAAATGATGGCAGAATGATGCCAGATTACGACCGGGGCAATTCTTATGCCAGACGTGGTGAGCATTACGTCAGAGGGCATTACAGCCGTTCTGATGGGAGAGACGCTTATGACGACTATATGACGCAGAAGCAGAGCTATCGTTCCGGCAAGTCTGAAGACTGCAAGAGGAAGATGCTTGCCGCTCTGGAAGAACATCTGGACGAACTCACAACAGAAATGAGCGATATGTCCAAGGATGCGGAGTGCCGGGAGGAACGTGATCTTGTTAAAAGATACGTGGAAAAGCTCAGGGATATGCTCTAATTGGCTAAAACATGTACCACAACTTTTTGAAGGTTCTGTGATACAATATATTCGTAGGGAAGATTTGTAAGCAGAAATGCTTGACATAGACATTTTTATTGCTTTCCTCCTTTCTTTAAGCAGATGCGTGTCCTTAATAGAAACAGGTTCGGGGTGGAATCTGGAGGTTGAAAAGCGGATGCAATTTCCGACACGTATCATTGCCGTTAGTGCATGACGGCATACCTCCTCGTTAGCACATATAACTGAACAGTGGAATCCAACCCGTGCAGAGGTGCGCGACCGTATAGGCGGTGTTGACGTATCCCGAAACGTCTCGTGTTTAGGCATAGCACGTAAAATACCTTGCTAACCCGGGAATCCGGGTTAATGGAATGTAGCTCAGGTGGGAGAGCGCACTACAAATGTGAGGTCGCAGGTTCGAATCCTGCCTTTCCGATTACCTTGCCAGTGGTCTAACTGGCTTAATCCACTTACCTGCGGCGGCAGGTCAATAAACACGACCAGGAGGATATATATGCAGAAACTTATTGACACATTAAAATCATTTGGAATTGAGATCCCAGAGGACAAGCAGGCAGATGTGAAGAAGGCACTTTCTGAGCATTACAAGAATGCTAAAGAAGTAGCGAAAACTCTGTCGAAAGTCGAAGGAGAACGCGACAGCTGGAAGGAACGTGCTGAGACAGCAGAAGAAACCTTAAAAGGCTTTGACGGTATCGACCCGGCAAACATTCAGACAGAGCTTGCTGGATGGAAGAAGAAGGCTGAGGACGCAGAGAAAGAATTCAATGAAAAGATCTATGACCGCGATTTTTCAGATGCACTTAAAACAGCACTTGATGATGTTAAATTTTCCAGTGAGGCGGCAAAGAAGTCTGTTATGGCAGACATCAAAGAAGCTGGATTAAAGCTGAAAGATGGTAAAATCCTTGGACTGAATGATCTGATTGAGCAGATGAAGCAGTCTGATGCATCCGCTTTTGTGGATGAATCTCAGCAACAGGCTCAGCAGAATCAGGCAAGGTTTACTACTCATGTTGGACAGCAGCAGACACCGGGAAGCATGACAAAGAAAGATATTGAAGCAATCAAAGACCCGTCCGAGAGACAGGCTGCAATTGCTCAGAATATCCAGTTATTCCAGTGATTTTTTACACCGACTATACACCAGAGTATAGCCGCTAACCCAATACCTTAACAATTATGGGTAGAAAGGATTTTTTTATGCCAGCAAAAACAAATCTTATTATGACTAATGATATTCAGGTCACAGCACGTGAGATTGACTTCGTTACCAGATTCGAAAGAAACTGGCAGCACTTACGTGATATTCTGGGTATCATGAGACCTATCAAAAAACAGCCGGGTGCTGTACTCAAGTCCAAATACGCAGAGGGCACTTTACAGAGCGGACTTGTCGGTGAGGGCGAGGAAATCCCTTACAGCAAGTTTACTGTAAAAGAAAAGACCTATGCGGAAATGACTATCGAGAAGTACGCAAAGGCTGTATCTATCGAAGCAATTAAGGATCACGGTTATGAGAACGCTGTTCAGATGACTGATGATGAATTCCTTTTCCAGCTTCAGACTGACGTTACCGGCAGATTTTACGACTATCTGAAAACCGGTACACTTACTTCCACAGAAACTACATTCCAGATGGCTCTGGCAATGGCTAAGGGTCGTGTTGAGAACAAATTCAAACAGATGCACAGAAATGTGACTGGCGTTGTTGGATTTGTCAACATTCTGGACGTATATGAATACCTCGGAGCAGCTGAGATCACTATTCAGAACCAGTTCGGATTCCAGTACATGAAAGACTTTATGGGATTCAACACTATCTTCCTGTTATCTGACAGTGAGGTTCCAAGAGGACAGGTTATCGCAACTCCTGTTGAGAACATCGTCCTGTACTATGTTGACCCGAACGAATCTGACTTTGCGAGAGCTGGTCTGGTGTATACCGTTTCCGGTGAAACAAACCTGATCGGATTCCACACTCAGGGCAACTACCACACAGCAGTGTCCGAAGCGTTTGCGGTCATGGGGCTTACTCTTTTCGCAGAGTACCTTGACGCAATCGCAGTAATTACCATTGACGAGACACCTACACTTGGTACTCTGACAGTAAATTCTGTGGTTGGAACAGAGAGCGGTGATACAAAAATCACTGTAAATCCGGCTAAGGAAAATGCCGGCAATGTGTATAAATACAAAGTTGCAGCAGAAGCAGTAACTGTTGGATATGGACAGAATCTCAGAAACTGGAGTACTTGGGATGGAAAAGCCGATATCACAGCAGCAACCGGACAGAAAATTACAGTAGTTGAGTGTGATGGAACATACAAGGCACTGAATGCCGGAAGTGCAAGCGTAACAGCGAAATCATAAATGTAGGAGGTAACTGGCATGGCTTATGCAGATTATAAATTCTATACAGAATCATTCGGCAATGTCGTGCCAGAAACCGACTTCCCACGGCTGGCAGAAAGGGCCAGTGATTTTGTGGATTTAATGACATCCAACAGGCTGGTGGACGGACTGCCGACAGATGAACGTTCACAGAAGCGCATCAAAAAGGCAGTCTGCTCATTGGCTGAGTTAATGTATCAGATTGAGCTTGCTGAAAAGAATGCTACCAATGCCGCCGCTAGTGGAGCATCAACCACAATCGGGGCCGGTGGTAGCACTACAGGCGTTGTAACATCTGTATCATCTGGCAGTGAATCCATCTCTTATGCAACGCCACAGCAGAAAGCATCAGGCGCAAAGGAATGGAGTGCAGTGTATGCCGCCGCCGGAGATGTACAGAAAACGAATGATTTACTTTACAAGACGGCTTTGCCGCTTCTGATGGGAGTAATGACAGACGATGGCATACCAATTTTAAATGCGGGGGTGTGAGTATGAAATATGTACGAATAAAACCGACTATAGTTGAAGCTATTCAGTGTTTTGCTACTTCTGAGAGCATCGCTCAAATTGAAAAGTTTGTTGGCAATTCGGTAAAAATTGTTAATAACTTCAGAACCCCGTGCATTAGAGTTTCAAGATATCCTAATTTATTCAAAGATGACGAAAGATGCGGCGCAGCATTCATGGAACCTGGTGATTACATCTTGCGTGATGAAGAAGGATATTTCGATACAATGGTAAAGGATAAGTTTGAAGAAGAATTTAAGGAGGTATCTGAATAATGGATATTTCAACATTAGGCTCATGCGTAGCAATCGTTATGATCTGTTACATCGTAGGAATGGGCTGTAAAGCATCAAAAAGAATCTCTGATGAATGGATTCCAGTAATCATGGCGGTTATTGGCGGGATTCTTGGAGCTGTCGGGATGGGAGTTATCCCGGACTTCCCGGCAACAGATTACATTACGGCGGTTGCAGTCGGTATGTTTAATGGATTGTCGGCCACTGGTGTGAATCAGGTTATTAAGCAGACAGTGCAGAAAGAATAATTAAGGAGAGGATATCATGTATTCGTCTAAAATTACACTTTTCAACTATTACGAAAGTGCCACAACTGGAGATGCGTACTGGTATCCTCATGTTTTATCTGGAGTTGACCTCATTACCGACAAGGGAGCAATCCTTAAAAAGTACGGACCAGACGCAACTGACAATGCACAGTTACATATCCATTATACTGTCCAGAATGGCGATATAATCATTGCTGACAAGAATGGAAAGATTCTCCCATATGTACCGCCTAAAGAGTGGAAAAGACAGATTAACAACGCCCTGGAAGATACTATCACATTCTCAGATGAATCGTTCTTCTGGGAGGGTGAGTGGACTGGTGGAATAGTAACTGACAGTGATTACCGAAACGGATTCTACCAGTACATGAACGAGAACAAGGATAACGTGTTTAAGATTACCAGTGTAGGTGGTCCGTATACACTGATTCCACACTTCGAGATTCTGGGTAAGTAATATGAGCAAAATTCATCATTTTAAAGGATTCTCCGTAGTCGATGGAGATATGAAAATAAAGCTAAATATGAGCAGATTTTCCAGACAATACCAAGAAGCTCAGTATCTCCTTGACGGGATGGTCATGGACAGTATGATAGAGTTTATGCCGATGATTTCAGGAGATTTTATTGACCAAACAAGAGTCAAAAGTACATCAATGCAAGGGACTGGATTTGTATGTGCGGCGGCAGAACCATATGGACGTTTTCTTTATTTTGGAAAAACCATGGTCGACCCCGCAACAGGTAGCACATGGGCAAGACGCGATGCGGAAAAGGTTCTTGTGAGTCAGTATTCTGGCAAGACGAACGCAAAGGAGAATCTTCAATATACAAAATCACCGCATACTCAGGTACAAGCAAAATGGTTCGATGCCGCTAAACGACAATACGGCAGCACATGGATTCGCAAAGTAAAAGCACAGGCAGGAGGTGGCAGACATGGCAGATAAACCTATCGGAGTAGATGCAACCGGATATGACATTCTGACAGACGCCATGAAAGCACTTCTAAACCAGTATCCGGGACTACACGACAATGAAATAATCAAATTCGAGGAACTTGGCAAAGAATCGGGAATTGCGTTCTCAGCAGACAACGGGGCGCTGATCTATTCAGAAAAAAAAGATATTTGTGGCGTAATGCATCAGGTATGCCAGTATCCATTTTATGTGGTATACCGAACAGCATCCGACAAGGAGAGGCAGAAATTATCTGTTCAGAAATTTTTGGATAATCTCGGTAAATGGATATGCAGAGAACCAGTTGTCATAAATGGCACTGAGACACGTTTAAATGCGTTTCCAGAGCTTTCGCAAGGGCGAGTGATAAAACGTATAACCCGTGGAAACTCCTACGGTACAGATCCGCAGGAGAACGGCGTACAGGACTGGTTATTGCCATTGTCAGTACGCTACGAAAATACTTATGAAGTAGTATAAATATCGTCGGAGGTGGTAGATTTCGTTGCAACCACGCACCCTATGGGTTAAAAGAGATGCAGGAGCCGCAACGCCTGCCCGACGATTAAATAGTAATAACCGGCTATCAATTGGAGGTAGTCGCTAACTTACACAGCCTTTTAAAAGTTATAGGCAGAAAGGACATTTCTATGGCAGTTACAGGAAAAATTGACCGTAAATATATGGCTCATTATATTGATGCAGGTTCCCTCTGCGAAGGGCTGACACCGAAATATGAGCGTCTTGGAAAGGATCTGGAAGAGTACAACATCGAACTCAACCCGGATACCGAAACATCTAAAAACATTCTTGGAGAATCCACATTTAAGCATAACGGCTATGAGGTATCTTCTGATGCCGATCCATTTTATGCAGATACCACTTCTGACCTATTCACGGCGTTACAGAAGATTGTAGACGGACGCCTCAAAGACGATAACCTCAAGACAAAAGCAGTTGAAGTCCATCTCTGGACAGAAGCCACAGCAGGCAAGTATGAAGCATATCAGCAGGACTGCTACGTTGTGCCGACATCCTACGGTGGAGACACATCTGGCTATCAGATTCCATTTACTGTCAACTATGTTGGCGAACGTGTAAAAGGAAAATTTGATATCAGTTCCGGTACATTCACAGCTGACAGTGAATAAGCACATACACAAGGAGGATATGCTAAATGGCAAAAGTAATTAATACCAAAATTGATGATGGAATTTTTACATTCACGTTTACCAACAACGAAGACGAAGTTTTTTCTTCTTTCAAGCTTAACCCGACTGATATCAATGTAGCAGCACGTGCGGAGGAACTGGTAGAGTACTTTGACCAGCTTAAAAATTCTATTCAAAAAGTCACATCTGGTAAGGAAGTGGCAGAACTGAACAAACAGATCGAAGACAAAATCAACTATCTGCTCGGATATGAAGCATCAAAAGACCTGTTCAAGGAGCCGATCACAGCAACTACTGTATTCGGCAATGGTCAGGTATTCGCATATATCGTTCTGGATAAGATCGAAGAAGCAATTGCACCGGAAATCGAAAAGAGAAAAAAGAAAATGCAGGCAGCAGTCAATAAGTATACGGAGAAGTATACAAAATGACCGCCTATGAGCTTCCCACCTCGCTTAACATAAGTGGGGTGGATTTTTCTATTAGAACGGATTTTCGAGCAATCATCGACGTTCTCATTGCTATGAACGACCCGGAACTGGACGAGCAGGCGAAAGCAGTTGTTATGCTACAGATTCTGTTTGAGGACTGGCAAAGCATACCGGCTGAGTGTCTGGATGAAGCTTGTCAAAAAGCATCAGAGTTCATCGACTGCGGACAGTTGGACGATAATCCAAACCGCCCAAAGCCCCGTTTGATGGATTGGGAACAGGATGGAGACATGATTGTTCCGGCGGTAAACAAGGTTGCCGGTAAAGAAATCAGAGCAGTGCCTTATATGCACTGGTGGACGTTTTTTGGATACTTTATGGAATCTGGCGAATGTCTTTTTAATACCGTAGTTGGAATTCGTTCAAAAAAGGCAAAGGGCGAAAAGCTCGATAAATGGGAAAAGAAATTCTATCAGGAAAATAAGAACATTATTGATATAAAAACACGTCTCAGCGAAGAGGAGCAAGCGTACAAGGATGCGCTGAATGAGATGTTAAACCTCAAATAGTTAGGAGGTGAATGTATGGCTGCTGATGGCTCAGTCATTATTGATACCAGATTAGACACAACCGGTGTCCAAAAAGGTGTATCAGCGATTAAACAGTCATTCGACGGGCTTGGAAGCACAGTAAAAAAAATAGGACTACTTATCGGCGGAGTATTTGCTGTCGGTAAATTAGTACAGTTTGGAAAAGAATGCGTTGCCCTTGGCTCAGATCTCGCAGAAGTGCAAAACGTGGTTGATGTTACATTTACAACCATGTCAGACAAAGTAAATGAATTTGCAAAGAACGCTATGACCAGCGCTGGACTATCGGAGACTATGGCAAAGCGGTATGTCGGCACGTTCGGAGCGATGTCTAAGTCGTTCGGATTCTCAGAATCACAAGCTTACGATATGTCAACAGCTCTGACACAGCTAACTGGTGATGTGGCATCATTCTACAACATCAGTCAGGACTTGGCTTATATCAAACTGAAATCAGTGTTTACGGGTGAAACGGAAACATTAAAAGATTTGGGCGTGGTAATGACCCAGTCGGCACTTGACCAATATGCACTTGCAAATGGCTACGGCAAGACCACATCTGCAATGACTGAACAGGAGAAAGTTGCTCTCCGCTTTGCTTTTGTGCAGGAACAGTTATCAGCCGCATCTGGTGACTTCATTCGTACTTCTGACAGCTGGGCGAACCAGGTGCGAGTGATGCAGTTGCAGTTGCAGTCCCTCAAGGCAACAGTCGGACAAGGGCTGATTAATATTTTTACACCTGTTCTGAAAGTAATCAATATTCTTCTCGGTAAACTGGCGACTCTGGCAAACGCATTTAAGTCATTCACGGAGCTTATTACTGGCAAGAAATCTTCCGGTCAAACGAGCGGAAGTGGAGCGGGTCTTGCCGGAACAGACGCGATCGCAGATACAGCAGATCAGTATGGACAGGCAGCGGATAATGCAGAAAAACTGGCAGATGCCACGAACGACAATGCAAAAGCAACAAAAAAAGCGAATAAGGAAACAAAAAACTATCTTTCATCACTTGATGAAGTGCACAAAGTCACATCTACTGGCAGTAATTCATCTTCCACGCCATCTTCATCTGGTGGAAGTGGTGGAACAGGTAACAGTGGTATTCCGAGTTCAGTAGGTAATGTGGACTACGGCAATCTCGCAGAAGGCGAAACCGCACTTGACAAGATTAGCGATTCCGCAAAGAAACTTGCTGACCTGCTCAAGAAACTCTGGAAACCATTCCAGGACGCATGGAAAAAAGAGGGTAAGAATACCATTGAAGCGGCAAAAAACGCTTTGTCGGGAATTGCAAAACTCGCTAAGAGTGTAGGTAAAAGCCTTGTAGAGGTCTGGACAAATGGCACAGGCGCAACGATGCTTACGACCATGCTGAGGATTGCTCAGAACGTTCTTAAAACTATCGGGAATATTGCATCCGGTTTTGCGGATGCGTGGAATAAGAACAATGTTGGAACGCAGATCATACAGAACATTGCAGACGCCCTTGTGGTGGTTATGCAGTTTGTTGAAAAAATCGCAGAGGATACAGCAACATGGGCGGCGAACCTTAATTTCTATCCTCTACTGGAATCTATCAGTAATCTAACAAGTACGTTTGCGCCAATTCTGGAATCTATCGGAAATGTTCTTGAATGGATTTATAACAATATTGTTCTTCCAATGCTGAAATGGCTGATTGAAACGGGAATTCCAATAGTGATCAACCTAGTGTCTGATTTGGCAAGATTTTTCGCAGACCATCAGCCAATTATCGAAGCATTCGGCGCAGCTTTGATTGGAGCATTTGCGGCGGCGAAAATTGCAGGGCTAGCGTCAAGAATAGCAGGAAGTATAACGACAGTAGCGAGTTTTATAAAAGGTCTTATTGCACTTATGACTGGTTCTAGCGGCATTATGGGAGGAATTAAAGCTATTGCAACGGCTATCGGACCGGGTGGAATTTTTATAGCGGCAGTAACAGCTTGCATTGCAATTGGCGTATTACTGTATAAAAACTGGGACAAGATTAAAGAAGTTGCGGGTGCGGTATGGGATTGGATTAAAGATAAGACCATAACTTTCGTTGATGGAATAAAATCCAAACTAAGTGATTTGGCAGAAAAGATTGTTTCTATCTGGAATGGTATCAAATCAAGTGCAAAAGAAAAGTGGGACGCTATATGGTCCACTATAAAAGAAGTTGTAAAGAGGATAGTTGATGGAATCGTTGATAAATTCAAAAGTGCAAGAGACAAGGTTGTTGATACGTTCGAGGGTATTAAAAACAAAGTTAAAGAGATATTCAATAAAGTTATCGGTATCGTAAATGGCGCAATCGGTACGGTGAACGGCGCGATCAGTGGAATTGAATCTGCAATGTCATTTGGTCCGTGGGAAGTACCTACGCCGTTCGGTAAGAAAACAATCGGATTTAGTGCAACATTTCCGAGAGTTCCAACTATTCCATATCTTGCAAAAGGTGCCGTTATTCCTCCAAGATCAGAATTTCTCGCTGTGTTAGGAGATCAGAAGCAAGGAAACAACATCGAGACACCAGAAGCTCTGATCAGAAAGATTGTTCGTGAAGAATCTGGAAGCAGTTCCGGTGGAGATTATCGCTTTACCGCTCAAATTAACCGTAGAACAATCTTTGATGAAATTATTGATGAAGCAAAATTAAGACGCAGCACAAGCGGAAGAAATCCGTTTGAACTGGCATAGGAGGTGGAAACGTGGCAACTATTCCAAAAAGTATAACAAAACGATACAAGATGAACGGGGCCTCCATCTATCAGCCAGACAAAGATATGGGTTATAACCTCGAAACAACTTATTCAGAAGGTAGTAACCGTACGCAGTTCGGAAAAGCGTTGTTAACTCCATTGTTTACAGTCGAACAGTATAGCTATGAAGCATCAAACGTTCCAGTTATAGAAGCAAACAAAATTCTCAAAATTATCGCAAAAGGAAAAACATTCAATTTGTACCATTGGTCGCTTTACCACATGGCATGGAGAACTGACCCGTTTTATGTCGGAAAAGCAAGCCTAACTATTGGAGAAATTTCGCCAGACTTAAAATTTGTATCAAAAATATCTTTTAACATGCAGGGGGTGAATCCACTTGATTAATGTATCTGATGCGTTCAAACAAAAACTACAGGACGGAGAAAGAGTCTGGCAGGAAGTGGAAATCACCTTTCCTGACGGAACTGTAAAAACAGTCAAAAATGAAATCATGGGCGAAAACTGCACTTTTTCCGATTGTGCAGAAAGTAGCAGCTTTCCGATTGGCTGCGTTGTTTGTAAATCCATGACATTGGAGTTGGACAACACTTCCGATCAGTGGAAAAACTATAATTTCTACATGGCAAAAGTTCATGCGTATCTTAAAATGCAGACCTCTGTAGCAAGTTCGGCTACAACAGATGAATTGCTGGATGAAAACTATGAGCCAATTCTTGACCAGAGTGGCGGTGCGATTCTGGCAACAAAAGCAGCGACAGAAGACAGAGTCGAAACCATTGATAAAGGTATTTATACAATTACGACACCAGAACAATATGGCGAAATCCTTAGTTTTACCGCTTTGGACGATATGTATAAAACGAACGCAACTTATATATCTCATCTGGTTCTACCACAGTCAATAGAGACTCTTGTTAGAGATGCGTGTGAGACTCTTGGTATTCCGTCAGAAGTCTCCATGGCTCATGGAAATCTGATCGTGTCAGAGATTCCGGAAAACATGACGTTTCGTCAGTTGTTCGGATGGGCAGCAATGTTTGAGACTGCGAACGCTCGCCTGGACAGCAGAGGATACTTGCGATTTATCAGATGGGATTTTTCCAATGTGCAAGAAGATTATGGTGCAATTGCGGATGCTGATGGAAACATTACGTTTAAAGGTGGTGCAAATGTTGACTCCGATAACTTTATAAGCCCGGCAGGGAACTGGACAATTGATAGTGATGGATTCTTGACACTGATCGAATCAGCAGCTGACACATCCGAAAAGCTCAAAGACTTTTTTACAAGTCCAACCGTTTCTAGTGATGATATTGTGATTACTGGAATCAAGCTAAAAAATAGAGAAAATGAAGCCATGTACGGAAGCACAGGATATGTTCTTGAATTGGAGAACGACCTTGTTGCGGATTCGGACTTGGACACGGTAGCTGCTCAAATTGGCGATTCCATAATTGGAGCTAAATTCCGTAACATGTCGGGAGAACTTGTATATAACCCACTCATTGAGTTTGGAGATATGGCATATACTTATGATCGCAAATGGAACAGATATATAACTCCGCTGACGGACGTTTCTTGTTCCGTTAATGGAAAGACTACTGTAAAAACTCAAGCCGACGACCCTATCAGAGGGCAGAGCAAGTTCCAGTCAGAATCCACTAAGGCAATCGTAGAGGCAAGACGACTTGTTAAAAAAGAACAATCAGCTAGAGAAAAAGCAGTAAAGAAATTAGAAGAAACCTTAAAAAATTCTTCTGGATTATATGAAACATCAGTCGCACAGGAAGATGGCAGTACTATCACATATCTGCATGACAAGCCTACACTTGCAGAATCAAAAAATGTAATTAAATTCACAGCAGAAGCCATTGGCGTATCCAATGATGGTGGCAAAACATATCCTTACGGTTTCTTTCTGACAGGCGATTTGATAGCAAAAATTCTGTACGCACATGGTATCAATGCTGATTATATTGACACAGGTGCACTGACTGTCAGAGATAGCGATGGAAACATAATCTTCCAAGTTGATATGGATACCAAAAAAGTAATCATCAGCGGAGATAATGTTGTAATTGGTGACAGTTCTTTGCCGGATAAACTGACAAAAATGGACAACAATATTGCGGATGCCAAGAATATGACATTCCAGCTGTCGAACGATATGCAGACGATCACATCTGACGCAGACGGCAACATTCCGGTATTTCCAACAGTGGCAACTACAGCGAAAGTTATGTACGGCTCGTCAGATATCACAAATGATTGTAGCTATACCATTACAAAATCAGACAGTGTAACCGGCTCTTGGGATGTAGATACACATACTTACACTGTCACAGGCTTGAGTGCAGACAATGGATGGGTGGATATTAAGGCAACGTACCTGATTAATCTTTCTATAACGAAGAGATTTACGATTTCCAAGCAGAAATCAGGGAAAAACGGAAAACAGCTTTATACATGGAGAAAATACGCATCCATGCCGGATGGCTCTGATATGAGTGATAGCCCAGATTATGTAAAACTTCTGGACAGCGCCGAAAGTCCCATACTGGACAGTACCGGGGATAAAATCTATACAGTCACAGAAGCAATCTATGTTGGAATTGCTGATAATAAAACTACAGAAACACCGTCTGATAATCCGAAAGATTACATTTGGAGCCGTTTTCGCGGCGAAGACGGAGCGGATGGAATTGGCATTCCGGGAGAGAACGGAGAAACTTCTTACATCCATACCGCTTATGCAAATAGTATTGACGGAACTGTGGATTTTTCCACAACTGATACAGATAGAATTTACATTGGTCATTATTCCGATTTCGAAAAGACGGACAGTGCAGACCCAGCGAAATATACATGGGCGAGAATGCGTGGAGAAGACGGGCCTCCAGGAAGAACGTATTACCTGAGAGCCAACGCAGGAGTCCTGATGATGGGACAGGATAAGAAAATAACTCCTAATCCATTCAAGGTTTATGCGTATTACAGAGATGGACAGGGTGACGAAGCAACTTTTAAAACCTGGTGGGTAGTAGAATACAGCAAAAATTCCGGAAAAACATGGACAAAACTGGCCTTTAATGTACAGACCAGTGGAATAACTATTAATCCAGATAGCTATTCTCTTGGTGCTGACGGAATGATACGTGCAACAATTTATACGGATTCCGGAAGAACTAAAATCGCCGATCAGCAGACATGGCAGGTTGCTGTTGACGTTGGCATGCTTACGCAGGAGCAGATTGTTGAGATATTGTCCAATGGCGGAGAATTTAAAGGCCTCTACTATCTGAATGGACATCTGTACATCAGTTTAGACGCATTGATGGGAAACGCCGCAATTCTAGGTGGAACCAAAAACGGCAACGGATACCTAAAGATTAAAGATAAAAAAGGCACCGTGAAGGGACTGATAGATTACTCAGGCTACACTGCATTTACAAGCTATGAAGAAAATTCTACGCGCATGAAATATACAGGAATTTGTTTTTCAGATACTGGAATAAATCCTGTTAGTGCCGAGAAATACTTTAGCAGCACTGCGGACATTGAATACGTTGAAACGGCGTGGGGAATCGACTGGACTGCCGAAGAGCTTAATATTAGTGCAACAGAAGTATCGGCTGATACCGGTAAGTTTTCAAATTTGACTGCCGAAAATTGTAACTTGGAAGTCAAAAATATGAATGTATCTGGTCCGTGCACTTTTGATGATGAAAATAACGAACCGATATTTAGGCAAAGCATGAAAGTGTATGGTTTTGGCTTTACAACATCTGGATGGAATGCTTGGATTTCAAATAACGATTATAGACTTCGCGCATATGGCTCATCATCTGAAAGGTACAAGATTCTTGGAGATTCATTGACGGAAGAATTCATTGAAAGCCTGTATAACATCGAACCAATAATGGCACGGTACAAAGACGGCTATCTTGAAGAACATGATGAGCGTGTTGGAGTTGAATTTCCGATGTTCCGTGCGGAAGATGTGAATATTTATTTTCCTCTGGCAGTTGACCACATAGATGGCAAAGCTGAGAACTGGAACGAACGTATCATGATACCTGCAATGTTCGCGATGATAAAAAGCCAGAAAAAAAAGCTTGACCGACAGGATAAACTAATTAATCAGCTCTATAAAAAGATCAATATAGAAAAGGAGAATTAATATGGCAAAATTTAATGAATATCCGGCAAAAACAACACCAAAAGATGCAGATAAATTTATGCTTTACAGTGCGGAGGATGCGGCAAACAAGCTAATTGATTACGATAAGCTTGCTGATGCGGTACTCAATAAATTGACATCAAAGACCTTCGGACTGGATCAGGGAACGATGACGTTACCGGCCGCGCTTAACCAATTAAATAGTAACTCGTTCCCATACAGAGACATTACTTCTCTTACTGATGAAAGAAACGTACAATTCCGATTCTCTGTCGTCGAAAATATTACTGTGGGTACTAAAACTATTCCGGTATATACTAAAGGAATTATAATGGCTTACACTGATGCTGTAATGATTGGAGTATTCGGTGCAGGCGATACTTCCGAATTGTATATTGGATACCGCAGCCAAAATACATGGATGATCAACTGCATAAAATAGTAAAAAAACCATAGAAATAATCAACATATCAAAAAGAGCGAATGTTTCAAAAGCCGGAGAGTTTGTAT